TTTAGATAATTGTCTGGCGTCAGCAGCGGCTGGTACCGAACCGGCGTGCGTGACTGCAGCAGCTTTTGCTGCGCCTCTAGCAGCGGGCTTGTCATTCTAGGTTGGTCGTAAATCATGCCACTAAATCCTTTTTAAGTATGAACCACGCTGGTTCGTACCCCTCGTCCTTCAAGAACGTCTTCGCCCATCCAGGTCGACCAGCAAGAGAGACCCTGCTGCAACCCTGTTTCGCGCCCCACTCTTCAATGTGGGGTCGCATCAACTTGAGTTCATCTAGGTCGCCGCCAGCAAGGAAATAGTGCAAGTCCTTCATGCGCGGGTAGACAATGACCTCGGTGACCACTGCTGCTTTCTCCCCAGCCCACAGCTGGTATCTATTACTCAAAACGCCCGCAGCGATGTCAACAAATGTATGTGTACCTTGACTGTATTTTAACGCCGCCTCGATCCACGTGCGGCACCTGTTCAGCTCTTCAAATAAATCTTTCACTCGATCGCCATGATGTAGTTGACCATAGGGTCAACTTTACATCACCTGCGCCCGTTTGGAACAGCATCTATGCGCATGGTCCCCACGCGCCAGTTGTTATTCCCGTTACTGTCAATCCGCATCTTGATCTGCCTGGCCGTGAACCGCACGCTGGTCGGGTTCGACATGCTGTACGGGCCGTGCGACGACTCGGCCGCGTTGGGGTAAAACTTGGTCTTGAACGTCGCAGTGACGTCGCCCTGGTTCAGCTCATCCGGTATCAGCTGCTTGACCGCCATCAGGGCGTCGCCGTTGCCCAGCTGCATGGGTCCGCTTTCGCAGTACAGGGTCTCGCTGCCGTAGTTGAACCCGACCTCATGCTCGTACACGTAGCCGTCTGTGCCGACCAGCAGGGGCTTGTCAAACGCGCCGCGGCCGGTGCCAGAGGTGCGGGCCATGGAGCCGATGTTCCAGTGCCCCTCGCGGTAGTTGAACAGCACGTAGCTGTCGACCTCAGTGGAGTTGGCGCTGGGGTAGAACCACCAAACCTCGCCGTACTGACCGTTGTGGACCGCATAAACCTTTGACGCCTGGTCGATGTTCAGGTTGCGGTAGACGTAGTCGCCGACGTCAGACTGCAGCGGCTTGACAGCGCCGTCGTACATCCAGAAACCGGTCTTGCTCATCCAGATGGCTGTGGCGTCAGACACAATGGCCACCGACTGCGGGGAGATCAGACCGCATCCAGACCCGATCTTTTCAAAGCCGTAGATGTATGGCTGGCCAACGTATGTCGCTGCGTGGCAGTCCACGTCGGTCCACAGCAGGGTAATACCACGCACGCGCTTGCCAGTCATTAGCGTGCCAGGCGTGGCCAACTCAAAATCACCGGCCTGGTTCAACGCCGTAGATGTCCACACGGTGTTGTTCTCCTGGTCCGACCACGCGACCTTACGCGGGTTGCCGCCAGCACCCAGCGCGAACATGATGCGCTCGGCTGTAACAACGACCGCCTTGCAGCCGGTAGGCGAGTTGGTAATCTGAGCCGCCACTGTCGGCGTGGAGAAGTCAAGAGTCCACTCATACAGCTTGCCGTCTGCGTTGCTGCAGCCAACCAGGTACTCACCCCAGGTGTCGAGCGTCCAAGTGGTGGCAGGCACAGACACCGCCAAGGCGGGGCGCTCAACACCATAGGCGTCAACGCCGTAAAGGCTCGTGCCGTAGCCAGAGCTGTTTGTGGCATCAATTGAGCCAACGGTCAAGCCCGCTGGCGTGATGTTCGCAATAACGCCGTCGACACGCATGACGTACAGGCCGCTGTGTGTGCCAATCCCAACCCATGGGTTTGCACTATTGTCTTTCCAAGTGATCAACCCTCTGGCGGCGCCAGATACGGCTGTCAAAGACCGAGCGCGCCAGCCACCCATTGGGCGCATGGTGCCCTCAAAGAATCGGACCAGGTTGGCGTCGTACCAACGCCCAGCGCTTTGCAGCTCAGTGCCGTTACGGTAAACGCCTGGCGGTATTTGTAGTGGGATGAATGACATTATCTAAACCTCATGGAGGGGTTGGCAGCGGGTCAGGTAACGCCGACATGTAGTTAACCGTCATCACAGACGACGGCGTGCTTGGGTGCGGTGATGCTGCCGCTGACGCGAACAAGCGCATGTCAACGTCGGTCACCGCCACCATCAGCTCGATGTAGTCATTTGCCTGCAGGTCGATGTTAAACGACCAGGTGATTGGCGCTGCGTGGTTGTTTGACTCGATGGTCACTGAGCGCGTTGAGTAGCCAATGTCTATGCCGTTTCGCCTGATCCACAGGTCCATGTCCTTGGCGCTGCTGTTGGTGCTCAACGCCTGGCCAGTGAACTGGAAGTTGTAAACGCCTGGTGTATCTACTTGGATGCGAGACGTGCTGCCAGACTGCAGCGCGATTAGGTTGCTCAAGTAGGTAGCGTTGTACACGACAGGGTACGCCGTGTTTGCCGCTGCCAAAACCTGCTCTGCCGTATTGAAAAACAGCCCGTTGGGATTGTCTATGTACTGCCCGCCAGCTGGGCCAAACAGGGACTGCAGCGAGCCAGTCAGGCGCAGCATAAACGTGCGCATCAACCCATTGCTGGTGCGCTGCGTCTGGTCGGTCGGGTCCGGCATTGTCGGAACCGGAGGCGACGCTAGTGTCTGGCTCTTATTTGATGGCATGCCCTATTTTCTCACGCGACAAGGCCGTTGAGATAGACCGTTTTGCCGTTCTGCTTGGTGGCCGTCAGGACCTGCTTTTTATTGTCACCAGGGTTGTATGACACATGGACCCAACCAGAGTCGGGGACGCCTGGGGTGTAGAACTCCAGGATGACCTGGCGGAATTCCATCCCGCTGTCGACAATGAACCGAGCCAGCTCTGCGTTTGGTACAGACGGTATCTCTATGTCAGCGGCCATCCCCTTTGTATGGTCCGAGGTATCCTTTGACCCGATGGCTCGGTTAACGGCCAGCGTGCGCAAACCTGAGTTGACCTTTACGCCCTTGCCGAAGTGGTCCCGCACTGGCTGCAGCACACACTCACACAGCGCCACCAGGTTGGCCAGCTGCTCGTCGTTCGGTTCGTTGTCTAACCCCAGGCGCAGCGCGGTCTCGCTCTTGGTCAGCTCCTCAAGACTAAAGTTTGCTGTGAGTTTCATCTCCGGTTTCCTTCAGTAGGACCTGAATACAGGTCACGTCATACGCCCGAACATTCGGGTCCTCTTGCATCTTCTGTGCGGCGCGTCGGTTGACCGCCTCGCATTCTTGCAGATACCGCTCCAGATATGTGTGGTGGAAAGTACATTCGCCGTTTACCAGGCACACAAAGGCGACCGGTATCCAGAGCATTACTTTTTGCCCTTCATATCAATAATCTTCTCTAGGGTCCTGCCGCCAAAGTAGAACGACATGATCAGCATGCCCCACTGGCCGAGCAGCTCAACGTACGCCTGGTTGGCGTCCTTGCCGAACGCGCTCATCATGGCAAACGTAAAGTAGCCGATCAGGATCGCGCACAGGGTCATAGGGCGAATATTTTTGGACAGCCATGAGTCACTGGCCATGTCCGCTTTGAGGCGATCAGTCAGGTTGTTCTGCTCAGTCTCGTACAGCTTGGTGTCGTTGGCCATCTTGGCCAGGTCGCCCTCTTGCTGCATCTTGAGCAGCTCGGCCTGCGCCTTGGCCTTGGCCTCTGGGTCAGGGATGAGCTTGTCGATCAGCTTGCCGCCGATGTCTAGTAGTCCTGCAATGGGTAGCATGTCAGTCGTCCTTTGGTGGCTTTTTGTTCATGGCCAGCAGCGTGCCAAGCGAGCCGACAATAAACGTAGCGATGGGGGTGATGAGTTCAAAGAACTTGGCGTCGATGGGGGCCATCGCGTTCATCGGCTGGGTCACAAACACCAGCGAGTACAACACAACACCGACAATGCCCATGAGCGTCACAGACAGTGCCACGCCGATAATAAACCGCAGCAGTGCGTCGAGGTCAGGTTTCATTGGAGTCCTTTAATAAATACTTGGCACAAGTGCCATCGGCTTCG